CGTGCTGGACAACGTGCCCAACCCTCCTGAGTCGGTCGAGGCATGAGGGGCACGATCTACATGGTCAAAAGGGCTGGTCGTTGGATCAGAGACCCTGCGCTAGAGGGGAAGGGCTTGCAGTACCTGTCCTTCTCAACCCTCGCCGCGGCGAAGGAATGGCGCAAAACCCGCGGCGCGAAGAACTACACCATCGTGTTGGTGCGCATCAAGCCATTGGAGGTTATCGAATGGGAATGAAAAACGTCACGATAGTGCTGACCGTGGAGGTGGAGAAGGATATCCCCCTGCTTGGCGAATTGATCGCGCAACGCGCCTACACCCTCGACGGCGTCCATAACGTCACCCTTGACGGTGTCTTCGACGTCATCGACGGGGCGGTGGAGCCGCTGAAGGATGAAAAATGAACGATGAAGAACCCATCTTCGACATGGTGCTCGCGGCAATTGCGTATACCGCGGCTCTAATTGTGCTGATGTTTATGTGAGGCGCATGGAATACCTATTAAACCCCAACAAGAGAAAATCAGCCGCCCATTATTGGGATGGCAATGACACCCTGTGCAAAATGTTCAGTTCTGGTGGAATGGGGGTAGACAGACAGCAGGTATTCGGCGATAATCACGGCAGGCCAATATGCCTGATGTGCAGCAACGTCGCAAAGCGCGGGCTTCCGATCACGCTGGGTCGAGCGCACAATCAGGACACCGCGGCATGATCGACCCACACAGAGCCTCAATAGCGAATCGATAGCGAATGGTTAGCGAGTGGTTAGCGATTGGTTGATTCCCGCAAGGGGAGCCAAAACGCATGGGCATCGGGCAAATTCGGGCGGAGTGCAGACCGCGCCGATGAGCCGACTGCACAAGGTGCCCAGCCGTTTTGGGAAAGCGGATGCTGCAACTGACCTCTTGCCCCGCAAGCGGCAGGCCATGATCCCCCGAGTGGTGCAGACGCAGCGAGTACCAAACCATTGCAGAACCCTTCTGAAACCGCATAGAATGGCCTCAGAGCCGTTTTTTCAAGGAAGGACTAGGGATGATGCCCGAAACGCCAGAAAACGCCCCAGAGGGGCCAAAGAAGCCGCGCAAACCGAAGACGGAAGCCGCGAAGGCTAAAGACGCTGTCCGCAAGGTAGTCATGGACGCCGAAGCCGAAGTCAAGAAGCGCACCGGCAGGCCAAGCACCTACGACCCCATCATCGCCCAGAAGATATGCGAACAACTGGCTGACGGAATCCCACTGAGGGAGATATGCAGACAGGAAGGGGATCCGTCGTATCGTGCGATCTATCGTTGGATGGTCGCCGATGACGATCTTTCGTCACACATCGCCCGCGCCCGTGAGGTTGGTTACGACCAGATGGCTGAAGAGTGCCTCGATATTGCGGACAACTCCAACAACGACTGGGTGAACCGGGAAGTCCGAAATGCCCGGGGCCAAATTGAAATTCAGCGCGTGGCCGATACTGAGCATATTCAGCGGTCAAAACTCCGAATTGAAACCCGCCTAAAGTTATTGGCTAAATGGCGGCCGGAGAAATATGGGGATAAAACCATTATCGCCGGTGATGCAAATGGTGCCCCGATTAAGACCGAAGACACCAGCAGCAGCCGCCTGTTCGAGTTGATCAAGAACATGGAGATGCGCAAGCGTGTCACTGAGTGAGCACCTCGACGCGGAACTTGCCGAGGAGTTCGACAACCTCGATGAGGCCAACCGCGTCGCTGTGCTGGCGCATGCTCAGTGGGTGTCCGGTGCTCACCCATATCAGATACCACCGCCGCTAGAGCAGGACTACCATGTCTGGATGATGCTGGCCGGGCGGGGAGCCGGGAAGACCCGCTCTGCCGCCGAGGCGCTGTGGTGGTGGTGCTGGGTGACGCCCAACAGCCGGGCGCTGGTGCTGGCCCCGACCTCGAACGACCTGAAGTTCACCTGCTTCGAGGGCGTGTCTGGCCTGTTGGCCTGCATCCCTGAGCAACTGGTGGTGGACTACAACAAGCAAGACCACCAGATCAAACTGAAGAACGGCTCGATCATCCGGGGCATCTCGGCTGACTCCTACGAGCGCCTGCGCGGCCCGCAGTTCCACTTCGCATGGTGTGACGAGTTGGCCGCCTTCCAGTACATCCAAGAGGCGTGGGACATGATGCAGTTCGGCCTGCGTCTGGGCGAGTCTCCCAAGGTCATCGTGACCACCACGCCGCGCCCGAAGGACTTGATCCTCGAACTCGTGGGCCGCGAGGGTGACGATGTGGTGATCGACCGCGCCAGCACCTACGACAACGCGGCCAACCTCGCGCCGACCTTCAGGAAGCAGTTGGAGTCCTACAAGGGAACCAAACTGTACGAGCAGGAGGTGCTCGGCTCCATCGTTGACCTCGAAGATGGCAAGGTGGTGAGCCGCGATATGTTCCGCCTGTTCCCTGCCAAGCGCCCGTTCCCGAAGTTCGAGTTCATCATCCAGTCCTACGACTGCGCCTTCAGCGAGAAGGAGCACAACGACCCGACGGCCATGACAACGTGGGGCGTGTTCAAGCCGATGGATGGCCCGATGTCTGTCCTGCTGATCGACTGCTGGGCCGAGCACCTGACGTTCCCCAAGTTGAAGGAGCGGGTGCTGGATGAGTGGAAGGTCTCCTACGGTGAAGGCAAGGAGATGAAGCGCCCCGACCTGATCCTCGTGGAGGAGAAGGCTGCGGGCATCTCGCTGATCCAAGAACTGCAGAAGGCGCACCTGCCTGTCAGGGGCTACAACCCGGGCCGCGCCGACAAGATGCAGCGCCTGCAGATCACGGCCGCCATCTTCGCCGCAGGCCGCGTCTGGCTGCCCGAGTCTGACCGCGGCAACGGCTATGTGAAGGATTGGTGTGAGGGTTTTCTGAGCCAGATATGTTCATTCCCCGACAGCAATCACGACGATTATGTGGACAGCGCCACGCAGGCAATGCGGCTGCTCAAGGACATGGGGTTCCTCGACATTGATCCTGAGCCTCGATATGATGACGACGATGAGGATTACATCGACGTCAAACCCGTGCGGGTAAATCCATACGCTGAATGAGAAACTAAATGGCCGATTACTCGAAGATCGCAAGAGCGGGCCTTTCGGCCCTGAAAGGGGTAGAAGATGCTGCCCCTGCCGTCAATCGGTTGGACATGAGTTTCAAGGATGTCACCAAGCGCATACCTGAGTTGACCGAAGCCGCCAACATGGTAGCGCGTGGCGAGATGACCGCCGCCCAATACGACGCACTGGTGCGCAGGCTAAAGCCCGTTGTGCCTTACGACTTCGTTCCCCAGCCCGCGACGGCTGAGGATGCCATGCGTGCTCTGACCGAGAACAAGCGGCCGATGTTTGGCAAGACCGCCGAGATGTCTGCTGGTGAGCAGGCTGACTTGCGCCTCGACATCCCGGCCTACAAGGATTACGGCGTGTGGGTGAACTCCATCCACCGCAAAGACCAGCCGACCGTGTACGGATCGACTTCGTCGGTCAAGAACGCAACGATGATCGGTGCACCTGAAAAGGCGCTCAAGGTAGCCCAAGGCGGCCCCAAGGCTCCGTTTGCGGTGATTCGCGGTGAGTGGAACCCGATGGACGAGGCTAAGGCCGTCAAGAACGCGCAGAAGTACCTTAACCATCCTGATTGGAAGCAGGTCGGCTATGACCCCGAGCGGCATGGATTTTTTTACGACCGCGCAACGATGCAGCCAATCGTCGGGGCTGACGAGGTGATCCAGATCGGCCCACTGGTGTTGGCGAAAAAACCTAAGTATGGGAAGCCTGAAGATTTTCCTTTTAAGAGGGGCGGCGGCGTGCATATGCAAGCAGGCGGCCTGAGCGCACTGGCAACGATGCTGAGGGGCGGCAAGAAACTGAGCAAGGCCGAAGAGGCGTCGCTGCGTGCTCGTGGCCTTGGCGTGCCCGGCGTCGAGTTCGCTGACCCGATGAACCCCAAGGACATCATGCGGATGTCTGAGGCGCTCGGTGCCGCTGGCGCAGAGGGCAAGACGCTCAACATTACGCAGGCTGACCGCTCTAGGGTGTTTGGCCCCAACAAGGGCGGCACAGGGTTCTCTGGGCTGCAGTTGACCAGTGAGCCGCACCAACAGGCCGGTTCTGTGTGGGGCGTGGGCAAGCCGACTCATGTGACGCGCCTGATCAACGCGAACGACCCCAATACGATCTGGTCAACCTTCATTGGTTCTCCGACGCAGCACATGAGCAATCCTGTGACCGTGCAACGGATGTACGAGGCGCACAAAGCGGCCAACCCATCTGCTGAGTTGATCGAGAAGATGAACCGGCAACTCAACAGCGCGATCAATCCAAAGACCAAAAAGCCCATCTTCCCCGATGGCATCGACATCAGCGACCCGTCGGCATTGGACAAAGCCAAGACGTTTGATCAGCGCAAGGCAATTGCCCAAGCCATGACCATCGGCGGCGAGAAGAAGGGCGAGAAGGCCGCGCAAGAGGCGTTCAAGATCATCAAGGAGGAGACCGATCCTCTGTTGGTCGAGTCGCCGACCTACGCTGTTGGCAATCGGCTGTTCACGATTGACAAAGAAACTGGCATTCATCGACCCGACTTGAATGCCGCGTTCCCGCATCAAGTCACGGGCACAGACCTTGGGCTGCTGTTTGAGCCGACCCCGATTGAGTTGGCGATGCCAATGTTTACGTCCAAATTTGAAGGGCGACTGAACAAGTCCGGCAAGCCGCAACCGATGGGCCACAAGGACTTGTCGGCCACGACGCCGCGTCAATTTATCAGTGAAGAGTATTTGACCCAACTGCAAAAGGCTGGGTACAAAGAAGGAGGCAATGTGAACCAACAATCATTCACCTCGCGCCTGAAGTCCGGCATCGAGCAGCACATGGCCGTCGGCGGTGGCGTCACCAATACCAGCGACACCCGCCCTGATGTGACCGACTCGGGCAACATGATCCCGGCCCCGTTCTATGCCAAAGGCGGAGAGATCAACCTAAACTTCAAAGGGCTGCGCGGCAGGCAACCGAAACGGTTTGATGACGGCGGTATCGTGTATCAAGACCCGCTGGGTGCGCCTACTGGTGGCTTTGACGAAACCACTCGCAAGGCTATAGCCAATGTCGCTGGCAAGGGCAAGGAGCAACTAGAGCGCGAGTTCAAGATGCTCAGAGACCCGAAGGCCCGGGCGGACATTCTCAAGCGCATGGGCCTGCAAGCAGCAGGCGGTGCCCCCGACTTGCTGAACCTGCTGGCTAGTGGCGTAGACCTTGTGCAGCAGCAGATTCCCGGCCTGCGCAAGCCTGCCAGCGTGCTTGACCCGTCTGGCAAGACGCTAGGCTTTCAGCCCAAGGTGCCGTTGTCGTCGGATGAGCCGACGCTTGGCAGTGCGCACCTGATCCGCAAGGCGCAAGAGGCTGGCGTGGTGGGCGAGAACGAGGCGCCAATCATTGAGACGGTGGGCGGCATTCTTGGCGGTGTAGGCGCAGCCAAAGCGGCTCCGGCCGTGGGCAGAGCCGCAAGGCGGGGCGCAAGGGCGTTTGAGGCCAATGTGCTCAACGAGGCGATTCCCAACATCAGGCGCGACTTTACGCCCGCCACGCTGACGGTGGAGTCCACGGCTCCAGACCTTGGGCAGGGCACGACCTACGGCTACAGGCAAGGCTTGAATGATCGCCTGTTGGGTGGCATGAGTTCGTTTTATCAACAGCCCAACAAGGTGCGCGAGGCTGTCGGCACATCCCGCAACCTTGCGGGCGAATTGGAAATCAACCCGATGTTGGCGGTGGACGTCCCGTTTGCAGGAAGCATTGGCAAGGACGCCCCCATTGTCAACAAGGAGTTCCGCAGGCAGGCTGCTCAGGCGGGTGTTGACCTGAACCAAGAGGCAATGGCTGCACACAGGTTCATCCCGCTGACGACCAACAACATCAATGACGCATCTGCGATGCTGATCAAGACCAAGGAAGGTCTGGACAAGGATCAGATTCAGACGCTTGCCAAAATACTTGGCTCGGACATGGTGGTGTCGCACAACCCGCGGCTAGGCGGTGTGGTGGTGTATCCCTTCAGCGAGGTGAAGAGAGGCGAGATTCCTAAGGAGTTTCTGGACGCTCAAACCGCAGCGCATCAGGTGTTGGGCAAGAAGGCAAAGATTCAGTACGGCAAGACTGACCCGAAAAAGGATCAACTGTACATAACCAACGAGGACTACGCGAGCGAGGGCGCGGTGCCAATGTCTGCCAATCAGGCCCGTGTGCGCCGTGAGTTGCAGGGCCAACAGAAGTTCCTGTTCCCTGAAAGCACGGCAGGCATTCCCGGCGAGGTGAAGGCTTCCCCGATTGGTGGCTTGCAGCCGTGGTCACGCGGCCCTGCGTACCCGACGCATGTGATCGGTGTGGGCGATGATTGGCAGCCGGTCAACTTCCTAACCGGAGAAAGCGGAAAAAGGCACCCCACATTCCGCTCGGCGGACGAGGAGCGTCAACAAATGCTCGAACGCTGGCATCGTACTCTTCCATCCAAAGTGCGTTGAGATCAACAGCATGAGATCGAGCCTGTTCCTCGGATGGAAACGAAGCCACGATGTGGGGCACATCCGCGTTGTGCGCCCAGACTTTCCACTGTCCATCATCAGCCGGTCTTGCGCGGTAGGTGTGGAACCACTCGTGCGGCAATAGTTTTTTAAGCATAGCATTCCTTTTTATCGCCGCAGTGTAACACAGGAATAAACGATATGGCAACAGAATTCCCCATTGACCCAGAGTTCGACCGTTTTATCGAGGGCATCACGATGAAGCCTGACGGCGGCGCATTGGTGGAGATGCCTCCCGAGGACATGGACATCGTCGAGCAGCCCGATGGTGGCGCTCTGGTGACCATTGGCGGGCAGGAAGAGGAGGGTGAGTCAGACTTCTACGAGAACCTTGCCGAGAAAATCAGCGGGTTGGAGTTGTCGAGTCTGGCCATGCGCTACCTTGACCTGATCGACAAGGACAAGGAAGCCCGCAAGGATCGAGACAAGAAGTACGAAGAGGGTCTCAAGCGCACCGGCATGGGCAACGACGCGCCCGGTGGCGCTCAGTTCCAAGGCGCATCCAAGGTGGTGCATCCGATCATGGCCGAGGCTTGCGTGGACTTTGCATCGCGTGCCATGAAGGAGTTGTTCCCGCCAGATGGCCCGACCCGCATCCGCATGATCGGCGAGGCCAACGAGGAGAAGGAAGACCGGGCCAAGCGCAAGCGCGACTGGATGAACTGGCAGTTGACGGAGCAGATTGAGGAGTTCCGCGACGAACAGGAGCAACTGCTGACCCAGTTGCCGCTGGGCGGTTCGCAGTACATGAAACTCTGGTACGACGAAGACAAAAAGCGTCCCTGTGCGGAGTTCATCCCCATCGACAACATGATCCTGCCGTTCGCGGCCACGAACTTCTACACGGCCCAGCGTGCAGCAGAGCAGCAGGACATCACCGAGTGGGAATTTGGCCGCCGAGTCGAGGCAGGGCTGTACCGCGACATCCGCATGATCAAGGCCACGATGGAGCCGGATCAGAGTGCTGCGGAAAAGGCCAACAACAAGATCGAAGGCCGCAAGTGGCAAGACAACGAAGACGGCATGCGCCGTGTCTACCACGTTTACACCTACCTGAACCTCGAAGAGGACGCCTTCAGCAAGGGCAAGAACGCCCCGTACATTCTGATGATCGATGAGATCGACTCCGAGGTCATTGGCCTGTATCGCAACTGGGAAGAAGAAGACCAGACGATGACCAAGTTGGACTGGGTTATCGAGTTCAAATTCATTCCGTGGCGAGGTGCATATGCGATTGGTTTGCCTCACCTTATCGGCGGCCTTGCTGCCGCTCTTACTGGTGCGCTCCGCGCTCTGCTGGATACAGCACACATCAACAACAGCGCCACGATGCTCAAACTCAAGGGCGCAAAGATCAGCGGCCAGAGCCAGAACGTAGAGGTCACGCAGGTCACCGAGATCGAAGCAGGCCCGGGCGTCAATGACATCCGGCAGGTGGCGATGCCGATGCCCTTCAACCCGCCCAATCAGGTGCTTTTTGAACTGCTGGGCTGGCTCGACAAGGCGGCTAAGGGTGTGGTGACCACCGCCGAGGAAAAGATCGCTGATGCCACGGCAAACATGCCTGTGGGCACGACGCAGGCACTGATTGAGCAGGGCGCTGCGGTGTTCTCCAGCATCCACTCGCGCCTGCATGACAGCCAACGCAGGCTGCTTCAGGTGCTCGGTCGCATCAACCGCTGGTATCTGGACGATATGATGCGCGGCGATGAGGTAGCAGACCTGCCCATCACCGGCGAAGACTTCAAGAAAAACAGTGACGTCATCCCGGTCAGC